AAGGACATGGGTCTGTACGGCAACACGGCGAAAGAGTCAGCTACCACAATTTCGGGGTCTTTAGCTATGACGAAATCGGCATGGCAGAACCTTGTTACGGGGTTTGCTGACCCAGATGCCGACATGGGTCAGTTAATGGATAACCTTGTTACGGCGATCGTAGGCGAGAACGAGGGTGAAGGCTTACTGAACAACATCACTCCGGCAATCGAAAGAGCTATGGAAGGCATCGGCACGCTGGTCGAGCAAGCCGCGCCTGTTATATCCGAGCATTTACCGAAAATGATCGAGACGCTTCTGCCGTCTTTGATTACTGCGGTAACACAGCTTGTTGTTGGTCTTATAACCTCATTACCGACCATCATCGCGATCCTTGTCGAGCAATTACCGACCGTACTCGAAACGGTATGGAACGCTATTGATGAAGCTGGCTATCAGCTGATAGAGACAGGTGCAAACGCCATAGCCAATTTCGCACAGGGCATGTGGCAGAAGTTTCAAGGTCTCATAAGTAGTGCGAGGTCGTGGGCAAGTAGCGTAGTTCAGTCCATTAAAGACGGGCTCGGAAACCTTTTCAGCATAGGAGCAAATCTAATACAGGGGCTTTGGGACGGCATTAAATCAAAATGGGAAGCGTTGAAGAATTGGGCTGATGAAACCTTTACGGGGTGGATACAGCACGTAAAAGAAGGAATATTTGGCGAAGCGTCTCCGTCAAAGATATTCAGAGAGATTGGTCAGTTCTTAACCGAAGGACTTGCAATAGGTATGGAGGACAACATACCTATGGTCGAAAGCGCAACTGACGCAATGTACGGGGCAACTGCTATAACACCGAGTACAGGCAATTCGGGTCTTATCGGCACGACTGAAGGTGAGTTCGGTAGGGTAGCCGCCATACTTCAAGAGTGGCTACCGCAGATGACGAACATGGATATCATTCTCGACTCAGGAGCACTGGTTGGTGAACTTACGTATGACATCGACAGGTCAATGGGCAGGAGACAACAGGGAAGAAGCAGAGGTAACGCACGATGAGCAACATATATGAAACGAGTCTCGGAGTGAGGTTCCTGACCGAGCCGCCAAATCACACATCTATCAGCAACTTCGGCTCGTATGAATACAAGCATTCCTATAAAGATTTTGGCCTGTTCCCTAAATCAAAGATGACCGTCCAACCGCCTGACGTTCGTGAGACGTACATAGACATCGCTGGTATGGACGGAGAACTCGACCTGACAGAAGCCTTGACGGGGTACCCGTCTTATGAAAATCGTGACGGCAAATTCGAGTTCACGGTAATGAACAGAAGCACTTGGGATTATGTGTATTCACGGCTGATGAATGAAATTCACGGCAGAAAAATGTACGTGATCCTCGATGAGGATAGCAACTGGTATTACACAGGAAGGCTGAAGGTCAACTCGTTCAAGTCGAATAAAAACACGGCTACGATAGTCGTTGATGGAGAATTTGAGCCATACAAGATAGCGGTTGACGCAATCAGCACACGGTGGAAATGGGATCCGTTCAACTTCGAAACAGATTACGCCAGAGATTACGTTGACCTCAACGTTCCCCTTAATGGAGCAACGTACACTATCATCGGAAGCAAGATGCCTGTCAGACCGAAGTTCAAGGCTTCTGCAAATGATATGACTGTCACAATTAACGGAACGACGTTTAATCTCTCAACGTCATATAGTACGCCTGAGAACTTCCCTCAATTAAGAGATCAAGCGTACACGATGACGTTCAGCGGTAATGGAACGGTCAGTGTGAGATTCGATATAGGGAGTCTGTAATGTATCAAATCAATGCTAAAAACGGGAACAATGATGCGATTCGCATATATTCGCCAGACCGACTTGATGATGGCAGTTATGTAGATTCTCCCGTTCTGACACAGGAAGTCAACTGCGCAGACGTGCTTGAATTTGACCTACCGCCAGACAGCAAGGGGTATGACCTTATCCATCCACTCAAGACTGTTATAACGGTCTATGACTCAGTTGATGGAAGTGCTACGAACAGGACAATGCTGTTCCGCGGCAGAGCGTTATACATCGACACGCAAATGTCGGGCATCAAGCACGTATACTGCGAGGGCGGTCTTGCGTATCTCCACGACTCGGTGGTCATGTCGTATCAGTTCGAGGATACGGTTGCCAACCTGTTTAGACAGCTTGTCAACAGACATAACTCGCAGATGCCATCAGGCAAGGATTACGAAATAGGGAACATCACCATCACTGACAAGAACGATACGGTAAAGTTCGAAACGACTACGTTCCCGAATACATTTGAGGAAATGAAGGCTCGACTGATTGATGAATTCGGTGGATACATCATTCCACGTTATGTGTACGAAAGCGGCTCATGGGTCACTTATCTCGACTACCTTGAAGATGCAAGCGTGCAGAACAATCAGGACATAGTTTTCGGAGAAAACCTTGTGGACATATCCGAGCACAATACGGCAGAAGAAGTGTTCACGGTTCTGATTCCACTCGGTGCGGCGAAGAAAAGAGAAGAGGGCGAACTTGAAAAGCGCATCAACATAAGTAGCGTCAATAACGGTAGCAAGGAACTACAGGACGCAGATGGCATAGCTGAGTTCGGTAAAATCTACAAGGTAATGGTCTGGGACAAGATAAAAGACCCGCAGAAGCTGAAAGACAGGGGTGTGAGGGCACTTGCAAGAGGCTCAAACGATGTTGTTGAAATCGAGCTGTCTGCTGTGGATCTAAGTCTTATTGATGTGAATAAGAGCGCAATAAGGCTGGGGCAGAAGAACGAAATCAAGTCACCGCCGCACGGCTTTAAACGAAATTTGCCTTGTAACAAGATCGTACTCGACATGGAGAATCCCGACCGTTCGATGTACTACTTCGGCAGGATGGGAAAGACGCTCACGGGACTCAATCAGAACACGAATCTGAAGCTTGATGCTGTCGGTGAAGACTTGGACGAAATAGGCGCAGATTTTGAAGATGCAACGAGCAAGATTGATGGCATCGAGGACGGAGCACAGGTCAATCGCATAGAAACCATTACAGTAAACGGTCAGCCTGTGCAGATTACAGATAAGAACGTTGATATAACAATTCCATAACGGAGGTAGAACATGGGAGCAATTGATACATATCTTGAGCGGATTCTAAATGCTGTTTATGGCAAGGATGTAAGACAAGCAATTCACGACGGCATACATCAATGTTATGAGGATGCGAGAATATCTGACATGAGAACTGTCAGCGATAAAATTGATAATCTAATGGAACTTGAAAAAGCTGATGACACCTTTGAAGATTGTCCTGTATATGCATCGGCATCAGGATGGGCACTGACAGGCGATGGTCATTGTGCTTCTGATGCACAGAGCAAAATGGTAAAATATGCCGTTGTTGCTGGTGAACAAATTTATTTAAAACTGTCAGCTGATAACGATGGTACTTACCAATGGCAAGATAGCGCAAGCGTTCCGGCATCTGGCGCAGACCATGTAGTTGGAGAACCGTTCATAGGAGCTGAAAACAGAGTGGTCGTAGTGCCACAAGGAGCTACGTATCTAATTGTTAGTCAACTTAATTCAAATAATACGAATGTAGTCCAGAGAGCGCTCAGCATCGCTGGGGAAAAAACAAGGAAAATGATTCCTTTGATATATGAGGATTACGATAACCTTTTCGATGGATACATCAAAGTAATTGAAAGCGACCCAAACTATACCACCACGGATTTTATACCTTGCACCGCTGGCAAGTATTACTATGACATATACGGAGGATACGTTGCCGATATAGGGTATGGCTTCACTATCATGTATTTTTATGATAAGGATAAGACCGAGTTACGCAGATATAATTTTGGTAAATCTGCGGGTAGTTACAGCCCAACTGCGGGCGTAGGCAATAACAACAATTTCAGAGCACCAAAGGACGGATACATTCGTCTTGTTGGCAACAAGAACAAAACACTACCGTTCGTTGACCAACTTTGCGTAGTTGAAATGGACACGCCAATTTCCACGATGGAAGAAATGCCGCCGTACTCGGAAAATCTGAACGTAAACCACAAGTACGTCAAGGAAAAACTTGCAGAGATAGATTCTTCCGTTGGTAGTAGGAGGAATGAAGTGGCGCATGAACTTGATGCCGCAAGACACGTAAGAACAGCATCCACAGACCCGCTAACACTTCTGCATTTCAGCGATATTCACGGAGATGTTGAGGCGTTACATAGGATTGTTGCAGATGCAGATCGTTTAGGAACATCTGTAGATGAAATAATCTGCACGGGAGACATGACAGCCAATGTTGCTGGAGCAATCACTTCTTGGTGGGACAGAAGAGTTCTGACTTGCATTGGAAATCACGACACGGCATCTTATTCGGATAACCATTACGATTGGACGGCATTGAGTATGGCTAACCGAGACGCGTATTACATTACTCCATTCAAGAGCGGTTGGGGCATCACTCACACAACTGGAAAGTCATATTATTACAAAGACTATCCGTCTGCAAAGGTAAGAATGATTGTAATGGACGATATGCTATACACCGACAATGGAGCAGATGCAACTACTCAAACTGCGTGGCTGGCGGATTTACTTTCCAATGCTATTACGAACAATCTGCACGTGGTAATCGCAATTCACGCCCCGCACGGGGGAGCTGTGCCAGTTGAATGTTCATTCACAAGATACGACTCGACTACTCGCCCTGTATACACCGATTGCAATACTCCGCAAGCAGTAATTGATACAGTTGCTTCCGCTATCAGTAACGGGCTGAAATTTGTCGGATACATTTGTGGGCACTCTCATGTAGATGTTATATGGGACGCAGAAAATGACCACACACAATTAATGTATTGCGTGACTTGTGCTAATGTTGACAGCGTTGGTCAATGGAATTATGCCGACTTGCATAGAGATTCTGAAAATGATGCATATAACCTTGTGACGATAGATACCGCTCATACGCTTGTAAAATTAATAAGAGGCGGCGGTGCTGATATTGATGACCATATGAGAACAAGAAAAGCAATCTGTTTTAACTATTCAACGGGCGACATAGTTGGTGAGTCCCTTTAATCTAAAGAGGTGAGATATATGAATGTTGATTTTATAGACGGTATGATCATGCCAATTATCACAGCGGCGTGTCTGTGCATCGGATTCGTAATGAAGAAGTGGATGCCTACAGACGACAAATGGATACCAACAGTCCTGCTCGTCATTGGAGCGATCAGTGGCTTGATCCTTTTCGGTGTTGATTACGAAGGCATCGTGAAAGGCATGGTGTCGGGGCTTGCGGCTGTGGGATTACATCAGGTGTTCAAACAGCATCTCAAAATCGAAACCGAGCAGACCACGTTCAACACAGATTCGTTTGAGGACATGATGGAGGTATACGATGAAGATCAGAACGGAATGTCCGAGGAATAACAAATATTACATCCGCAAAGTCACAGGCGGTCTGAATGGTGCAGTCGCAGGAGAACCAACACAGCCGTATGCAAACGTGCTCGATAACTGTGTCGGGTATGCCAATGGACGCTATAATGAGAGCATTAACGACCCTGAATTAAAAGGGGTCGTTAAGGCGTTCAAGTATCAGCTTACTTGCAACGCAGAAAACTTCATCGAGAGCGCAAAGCGTCAGGGTCTGAAGATCAGTTCGACTCCGATCGAGGGCGGCATAATGGTATGGCAGAAAGGCAGAACGCTCAACGGCGGTGACGGTGCTGGGCACGTTGCTTTTGTAGAGCGTGTTTATGATGACGGTACGATTCTGACTTCGGAAAGCGGGTGGGACTCATGGGCGTTTAAGACCGTCCGCAGAGATAACAGAAACGGACGCTGGGGTCAGAACGAGAATTATAAGTTCAGAGGTTGCATCATCAATCCGTCGATTAAAGGCCCAAAGGTCGTTCCAGTTCCGCCGCTTACGGTAGACGGTATCGGAGGCGCTTGCACTATACGAGCAACACAGAGATTCTTTGGCACACCACAGGATGGCGTTCTTTCTGGACAGAACCGCTCGCAGTCAAAGTTTTATCCGTCCATTACCGCAGTGGAGTTCGGAAAGGGCGGGTCTGTCTGCGTAAAGAAACTCCAGAAGTGGTGCGGAGCATCAACTGACGGAGTACTTGGAGCAAACACTATTAAGGCTTGGCAGAAGAAGCTAATAGCTGAGGGTTATTTGTCAAAGGGTGAAGATGACGGTGTATTCGGCAAGGTCTCAATGAAGGCTTGGCAGAGCTTCCTCAATGACAAGCTCTTCAAGACAGAGACAACGCCGCAAGAGGAAAAGCCGTCTACTCCCAGTTCTGACGAAGGAAAGCCACCCTACAAGGTAATAGATGTATCTGACTGGCAGGGTCAAATTGACTGGGCAAAAGTCAAAGCGAGCGGAGTAGTCGGGGCAATCATCAGATATGGTGATGGCAATGTTCTTGACAAACGCTTTGATGAGAACATGAGAAATGCTAAGGCGGCTGGGCTTCACATTGGGTCGTACATCTTCTCAAGAGCAAAGAGTATAGCAGAAGCGCAGAGAGAAGCTGAGAGGCTGTTCAATGCTTGTAAGCCTTATGCGCCAGATATGCCTCTGTATATCGACCTTGAGGCGAGTGGTCTCGGCAAGTATGCAGACGAGTGTGCGATAGGTTTCCTTGTAAAGATGAAAGCTCTCGGTGGCAGAGGCGGCGTATACGCTAATCTTAACTGGTGGAATAACTACCTCAAGGTAACGGCAAGAGACTACTCAAGCAATCCGTTCTGGATAGCACAGTACAACTCGACAATGGACTATAAGCCAGCAGACCGCATGGGTATGTGGCAGTATACATCGAGCGGCACTGTGGATGGCATCAAGGGCAAGGTCGATATGGACAAGTGCTTTGTTGCCTACTGGAAGACTGTGGAGCCATCAAAGCCTACTGACCCGCCGAAGAAGAGCGTTGAGGAACTTGCGGTTGAAGTGCTTCAAGGCAAGTGGGGCAAAG